TTCACCGACTGCATTGACAACCTCGCCGAGCTTACCGCCTGTTAATTGATTAATTGCGTCATAGCCTGTCCTGTAGTATTCCTTGACACCCTCTATTGCCGCAAATGTAGCACCTTTCAGTCCACCGCCGTTCGCGTCATAGGCACTTTTTATGTTGTTCAGTTTTTCCGATACAACATTTTTAACACCGCCCCATAATTCTGACGTTTTTTCTTTGACTCCGTTCCACATTGTAGACACTTTTTCTTTGACTGCTGATATTCCGTTTTTTATCTTTTCAAATCCGGCTTTTATTCCTTCCCATGCACTTGTAACAATCGCTTTAACTTTTTCCCATAGGTTGATCCAAAAATTTCGGAATCCTTCGGACTTATTCCACAATACAATAAACGCCCCTACCAATGCACCGATAGCCACAATGACAATACCAATCGGATTTGCTGTCATAGCTACATTTAACGCCCATTGTGCGGCTGTTGAAATACCCATAACAACATTTTTAGCCGTTTCAGCTGCATTCCACAACAAAACTGCACCTTTGTATGTGATTATCGCCCCTGCAACTGCTCCTATTACCGGAGATAATGCCTCAATTACCGATATAGCTCCACTGGCTAAATCCATAGCCGTAGATAATGCGTCACAGAATGTTGATATACCTCCCTCACAGAAATCTTTAAGCATTGGTCCAATGTTTGAAAATGTATCAGTTATGGTATTTTTCAGTCCCTCAAACGACCCTTTTAGCTTTCCTACAGAACTTTCACCGATTACATCTGTCATACCGTCAAAAATTGATGGTATTGCATCTAAAACAGCCTTTCCCAATGCAGGTAATTGGCTGATTAAACCGGTAACCAAACTCTTTGTGGCTGAAACAAGGTGTGGAAGTATATCGGATACCATTGACGGAAGTTCTGCTACAATTACAGGAGCCAAACTCTCAATTAACGAACCTACGCCACTTAACGCACCCGTTATTGCCGGTATAACATTCTGCCCGAACGTCTTAGCCGAATCAACCAGTGCATCCAAACTCTGATCAAACATTTTTCCGCCTGTTGTCAAGCTGACAAGAGTATTTTCAAACGCCGCTTTCAGTGACCCCCACGATCCGCTTATTGTCGTGCTTGCCTCTTTTGCCGTTGTTCCCGTTATATCCATTTGCGTTTGGATTGCATGAATAGCCTGTGTAATATCAGCAAATGATGAAATATCATACTTTTGTCCGGTAATTTTCTGTGCATCGCTAAGCAGTCGTTTCATTTCAGCTTGTGTGCCACCGTAACCGAGTTTTAAATTATCAAGCATGGTGTAATTTTGCTTTGCAAAACCTTGATAGGCATTTTGAATGTCTGTCATATTCGTACCCATTTTATTTGCATTATCGGACATATCAACCAATGCCGAATTTGCGTAATCCGCCGCCTTGTTTGTATCTCCGCCTAAGCTTGATATTAATGACGCTGAAAATCCCGTAACAGTATCCATATATTCATTCGCCGACATTCCGGCAGTCATATATGCCTTGTTTGCATTTTCTAATACAACATTTTGCGCACTCATCAAACTGTCATATTTCCCTTGAACGTCAGAAACGCTTTTACCGACACTCTGCGCATATTCCTCAACACTTCTTCCGCCTGCACCGAAAAGTGTTTCCACACCGCCCGTAAGTTGTTCATAATCGGCAAATGCACCGACAGACTTTGAAACCAAAGCCGTTACGGCAGTCGCCGCGGCCGCTCCTGCCACCGCTAAACCTTTTCCGACTTTTATGGCACTGCTCCCTATACCTTTCATTACAGAAGACATCTTTGAGGCGGTGTTCGTTGCGTCTTTCATCGACTCATTCATATTTTTGACACTGCCGATTACACTTTTTATCCCTCGGGCAAATCCGCTTGCATTAAGGTTCATATTCAGAACTATTGAACTTTTATTCTGCATCATCACTCACCTCCTAGGGCTTTCCACTTTGCGTATTCATCATCATTTGCCTTTTTGGCACTTGCAAGGAAAAATATTTTTTCAATTTCCGGTCTTGCAAGCACCTTTTCGGGCAATATTCCTCTTTGCAGATAATGATGTATCATATAGAGTTCATCATCTGCCTCTATCAGTTTTTTACTTCTTCAACAAGTTTTACACTGTCGATATATCCCGCAAGTTTCATACACTCCATTGCAATCGGTGAGATTTCGCCGTCGTCAAAAATCTTTTCTACGATTTCTTCGGGATATGTACAGCCGTATGCCTCTTGAAGTTCTTTTGAATGTAAATCCGGTTCGGCAACACACTCATAAACAAGGTGAGCGTCACCGTCTTTTTCCATTTCCGCCGATTCTGTTGCAAGCGATTTGGTCGGTGCTTTTATAACAATCTCGCCACCAAGGCTTTTTACATAAACTCTCGCTCTTTTTACGTTTTTCTTTGCCTCAAGCACTTGCTCCTTACGCTTAATAAGTTCCGCAAGAGTAATTTTTGTATTCTTATCCATAATCTTTTACCTCCGTTATTACGCATTCATTGTAGATGTAAGGTCATAGTCGGTAAAACCGCCGCTGAATTCTTCTTCAACTATCTTACCGTTTTCAAAATTCATAAGTGACACATCATTATACCAACAATTATCAAGTTGAATTGTTTCATAACCGCCGTTATCAGGATCTTCAAGTCTTGCCACCAACGTATGTCTTGTATCTTTACCTTTTTTATGACCGTCGGCTATTTCTTTACCTCTTGAATATACCTTTCGTACGGTATATGAAAATTCATAGTCAACGCCCATAAGCTTTGAATCGTTCGTTGTATCGCCGGCAAAACTTACACTCTCACGATTTGTCTTTTCCTTTGCCTCGAACTTATACACTTCATAGGCAAGACTTCCGTCAATCCAAAGTTTACCGAATGTACCGGAACAAAGTTGATTACCTCTCGGTTTAACACTTTCAGCCATTATCTATCACTCCAATCCTATTTTAAAACTCAAATCTTCAATACAATCCTGTATTGTAATATCAGCCCCCGCAAATATGATACTTCCCGTATTTGCTACTTCGACTTCGCTGTCCGTCCAATCCGACACGTCATATTTTTGAGCAAGCCATTCACGTTGCGACTGAACGTCAATATACGCTCTGCAATCGGCACCGTCATACAATACGCCCTGTGACTGCAACGACTTAAAATACTGATTAACCGCACCTATAAACAGCATTTTATTTTCGTGACTGTTTACAACGTTAATATAATTTTCCTCAAACGACGCTTTTATATCATCTCTTATGAGGTCAAGACTGTCTATAATCTTGATTTTCTTCATATCCTCCGTCTTATCACCCGACAAGGTTACAAGCGAATTGACACCTCTGCCGACTTTAACCTTTTCACCGTCATTGATAAGTATAAACTTACCGCCGTCAATATCATCATCCGGAGTTGTACTTTCCGTTATGCTTTCAACCTCCGCAAGAGTTTGATACGTCGCACCCTCTGTCATAGGCAATCCTGCCAAAAGTCCTGCAATACGGCAACAGTATTCGGCAGTGGTATAAACCTTTGTACCGACTTTTATATCATCGGTTGCGAAGTTTATAATACCCTCATTATTCGCCGCATACGGAAGTACGGCTTTAAATGTCTTTTTCGCACTTCTCTGTGCGATAATCCAATCCGCAATATCTTTTTCGTTATCGGCAAGCGACGGTATTGCAAGGTAATTCCACTTTTTATTCTTTAATCGTGCAAGTGCGTCGTCATAGGTATCTTCCGCACCTATTCTCTCGACAATAACCCTTTGCGGTCCGCCGAGGAACGTCTTGCTTATGTAATCATAATTTGCGGTTGTCCAATGAGATTTTACAACTTCACTCTCATTTGTATACGAATATGATGTAATATCGCCTTTGGTTGCGTCACGCAAAATCAGTGCAACAATGCCGTTTGCACTTCGTTTAATCGCCGTTTCAGCTTTGGACTGAAACACTATATTTATTTCGGGTAAACCCATTATAAATCTCCTCCTAACATCAAATCTTCTGCCTTATCGTATGTACTTTCGTTTCTCACCTTAACGGTGTAATTGTATACAAGCTCCGTCACAAGCGTATAATTTTCCATAGAGAAATTAATATCAAAGCACCTTACACGCATACCGTCAGACAGTACAAGCGGTTTATACAAAAACAAGCCCCTTAATCTTTCAGCCACTTCAATAAATTCGTCTTGACTTATCTCTTTCGGAACATATCGTATTTTTACCGTCTGCGTTTCATCGTCCAAAAACGTATTTGTCGCCTGTACGTTAAGCGGAAACATCTCAACGATAAAACAAGGTTCGGAAAAACCTTGTTCGGTGTATGCGGTATAAACCGCATTGCCGAAACAGTCATAAATCGCTTTTGTTACTGCATTTTTTATACTTGTCATCATTTCAGTATTTCCTCCATCTTCTGCATAAGTATTTTCGGCGCTACCTTATCGACTTTCGGTACTACGGTGTTAAGATATTTTTTGCCCTCAACCCACTTTTTGCCGTTTTTCTTCGGCTTGTAATTGGGCGAAGTACCCTTTCCCCACCTTGTACGGTGTCCGAACTCCACATAAGGAGCGTATTCAAGAGTGGTGTATATTCCGCCTTTTACCGTACTTCCGCTTACTGTCGTTTCTTCTGTTTGCCAACTCTTTTTCAGTGTACCGCCCACTTTACCGTTTTTGTAATGCCCTGGCTTTGTTACGTTACTTATATATTTAAGTGCTCTTTGAGAAATCTCATTCATAGCGGATACACAAGCTTTGGTGTAATCCGCACTTTCCATTTGCTTTTGTAATTTCTCAAGCTGTGAAAAATCAATCTCATTCATTACGCATAATCCTCGAATAATTCCAGTGCAATTTCTTGGTGTGATGTATAAACCGCACTTTCACCGCTACGGCAATAGTCAGTTGTTTTTCCGTTTTGTGTAACGGTTATTTTACTGCCCGACGGTATTTCAACCTCAGGCGCAATAAAAAGCACAACCGATTGCGATACAGTGTTATATCCGTCGTCCTTTGCCGCCGAATTTCGGCTTTGAAACGAAAGTCGGCAAGGCTGTTCCGTTAAAACAGCCTTTTCGGTAAATACAGTTTCGCCTGTTTCCTCATTCACGCTTGAAACTTTCACTTTGACCGAGCATAAACCTTTATACAGTCTTTCAATCGCCGCTCTTACCATATTCATCACCACACCAACTTTCTGAAACGTGCAAGCCTTGCTTTGTAGTCTTTAAACACGCTCGACATACTGCTTGAATTACTGCCGTACGATACGGTAACATCGCCCTCTTTGATTGACGTTACATTGTCATATTGCCCCGATGATGACGACACGTCATAGCGGAACAAGTCCGCCGCCATAAGTATAACGGTATGCTTTAAATCATCGGGAATACTGTCAATGTGGCAATAATTCTT